AACTATGGAGAATGGGCCCTGTTCGGTCAACCCAGGTGGAAATACGGTCCAGCGGCAAAGAAACTAGGTTTTGATATTGCGGCATACGTAGAGCTATTCAACGAGATAGAAGAAGAACTCGGGATTGAAGTATACGAGCGCGTAGGAGATAGTAGATACTTCGCCAGGGAGAACGAGAACAACGAGGATCTATTTACTGTATTCTCTGATCACGGCATGGACTTCATTCCCAGCAGCGGAGTAATGGAAGAAACTGGCATAACGGCGTTGGACGAGTGGTTCGCCTATAACCCAAACGCCAAGATAGATGCAGCGAACAGGCCCATATGCTACTTGCATGAAAGTTGCGAGAATACACTGGATAGTCTAATAAATTACAACAGCAGCGGCAAGAATGACGAAGCCCTGAAGGACTTTTTTGACGTCATGCGCTATTTGCGTATGATAAACTCTGGCGATGGGCCAGATCACTACAACTCAAGCATCATAAATGCGCTTGATACAAGGAATAAAGGATACTAATGCCAAAGGTAAAATTAATAAATATAGCAAAGGAAAATGAGTTCGAGTTTGAACTAGCTTTTAAAATAGCAAAAGAAAACCTGAAGGAGGAAATGCTAACGGGCAAGGGAAAGGCGACCTGGGTAAACGAAGAGGGTCAATGCATTCTTGATTCCCTTCTCATAGCCCCAGAGCTGCATCCCGAAGAATACAGGGGTCAAGTAGTAAGGTTGGCGCCCAACAAGAGTTATGTTTATGTAAAGGTAAAGGATTTCAAGAAGACCGTAGCTTGCGTTGTTCCAAGAAACTTGCAGGAAAGCCTAATCCAAAAGAATATATGGATGGAAGAGATAAAGGACAACAAGGGCTCAACCTTTAGATACTTGAAGAAGAGATTGAACTCCTAGTATGCAAGAAAAAGATAAAGAAGACGCGGAAGACACGGAAGACGCGGAAGACGTTACTCTTAACCAAGAATGGCTAGACGAGAACACGGACAGGCTGCTCGCTTGGGAGCTTCTAAGGCGAGGTTTGATGGTGGACTACAGCGAAATCCCGTCACAAAAATTATGTGATAATATAGGTGTCCCAAAGAACTACGTTTTTAACGTCATTAAACGAGCACAAAAAGTATGCAAACCGAATCGTCCGAAGCATTAACATATCTTAGAAAAGATCCAGACGTAGGAGCATTGAGAAATGCCTACGATCAAACAATAACTGAACTCTCGTCATACTTTGACCAGTGCAGGAATTCCTACGACGATAGGCGCAACTTCTGGCCTGGCAAAAGCAGGGACCTAAGAAAGCACGGAGCTGATGCTTTCCCTTGGGAAGGTGCCAGCGACATGGAGGCTCACGTTATTGAAGAAAGAATATCAAGACTTGTATCCCTACTCATATCCAGTCTTAAAAGGGCAAACGTCAGGGCGTTTCCGACCGAAGGCACGGACGCAGAACGAGCCAAAATAGTATCCAGTTTCTTGAAGTGGATGGTCAGTAGTGGATACATCCCTCGCTTCATGCGCGAAATGGAACTGGGTGCTAATTACCTTCTAGAGAGGGGAGTCCTAATTACCTACGTGGGTTGGTTAATTGAAGACAGAAGAATAATTCAGAAGTTGAACTTGGATCAAATCGTGCAGGCCGTTCCAGAGATTGGAAACCTCATGGACGAAGGTGACGATGAAGCTATCATCGATAGACTCAAGGCTGCCTACGATGGTGTAACAGACAAGAGGGGTAAGAAGGCGGTAAAGGAACTGAGGAAGACTGGTTACGCTGAGTTACCTACAATCAGAAGAAGCATAGATGCCCCAGATGTAAAAACTCTATCCCCTGATGGAGATTTCTTTTTCCCGTCTTACGTGACGGACCCTCAGCGCAGCCCTTACTGCTTCTGGAGAAGTTATTACACTCCGCAGGAACTAGAAAACAAAATACTGACGGACGACTGGGACGCGGACTTCGTTGAAAATGTAATACAACGATACTCGGGCGTAAACCAAGATACTATAGAGAACGAACAGGGGCTAAGAAGAGACGAAGGGCTAAGAGAAAGCACCTATGAATCCAACGAGCTCGTTGAAATCATTCACTGCTTCCAGAGATTGATTGACCCTGACGACGGTTCAGAGGGAATCTACAGAACTATTTTTCACAGAGAGATCGGCAGCACTGCAGACAGTCAATACGCCAAGTTCGAGTTAATGAACGGATACGATGACTACCCTGTCGTTGTAACTAGACTTGCGGAAGACAGCAAGCGACTCTACGATACAACTACGGTTCCAGACTTGCTTAGGGGCATACAGAACCAGGTAAAAGTGGAGCGCGACTCCAGAATAGACAGGAACAGTCTATCTACGCTACCTCCGATCCTGCACCCAGTAAACCAGGCACCGCAGGACTGGGGCCCAGGTAGATTGATTCCTCGCAGAAGGAAGGACGACTACGAGTTCGCCGACACTCCAGATGCTAACTCAGCAGATGGCAGCATCGAGATGGAGAAGACCCAACTGGATCAGGCAGATAGACTCATGGGTCTAGACGAAAGCAGCGAGATCTCAAAGGTAAAGAAGCAGTTCCTCGTGGACAAGTTCCTCGAGCACAGCGCAGAGGTAATGCAAATGTGCTTCACTTGCTTTCAGAGATTCGGTCCTGACTACATATTCTTTAGGGTGACTGGAGTTCCAGATCCGCAAGAGTTCAGCAAGGGAGATCCTAACGAAAATTTTGACATCAGCATTTCTTACGATAGCATCAATACTGACCCAGAAACTCAAGAGGCAAAACTCAAGCAACTCGTTGACCTGGTTAAGCTGGACAGGAATGGAAGAATCAACATAGATAATCTATTGATTGCCTACGCCAGTAGCATTGATCCAATTCTTGCTGATGTCATTCTTCAGAAGACAGAAACTGCAGCGGAAGATGTCCAGAGGGACATTCTCGATGACCTATCTAAGATCTTTGCTGGAATAGAGATGCCCGCTAGACCTAACGGTGGAGGAGCAGCAGTGCCGATCATACAGAACTACATGCAGCAGCCTGACATCGCTCAAAGAATGCAGCAGGACCAAGCGTTCGGACAGAGAATGCAGAAATACATGCAGCAATACACATTCCAGGAGCAGCAGCAAGTAAACGCTACGCAGTTCGGGATCTACGGAACTGAAGCGGCATCCGTTGGAGACGTTCAAACTCAGAAACTAGAAGGACAGGGTTAATATGCATCTACAGGATAATTTAAATGTGCTTCAGCAGCATGAAGCATTCGCAGGTATAGTCAGGGAAGTAGTAACAATGCGAGAAGATTGCATCAAAGAGATGCACTCCGTAGATATAGACAGGCTCCCTCAGATATCTGGTAAAATTTTGGCTTACGATGAAATCATTGCTATATGCAACTGGGATTCTTTAACAAAAAGATTTCCAGACGCATAGAAGTATAGACAAAAATCGTGTGCTATAATCACAACCTCGCCATCGCTGGCGTAAAAAGCGTAAATTATGAGTGAAGTCAACGAAACAGCTGACGCTGCAGCTGAACCAAAGCAAGCGACTAACATATCACCGTCGGAGTTCATTAACAGGAGAATTGGTCAACTCAATCCTCCCGCTGAAGAACAAGATAATCAAACTGCTGTTGAAGAAACTGTAGAAGAAGTCAACCAGGAGCCCGAAGAAGCTACTGAAGTAGTCGCAGACGAAGCGGTCGAAATTGATGAAACTACAGAGGAAGAACCGCAGGAGGAGGAAACCGAGAGTGAAGATGATGTTCTTTCACAGATTGAACTGGATGACATGTCCGATGAAGAGCTTCGTGAGCTTTCCGATAAACTCGGGAGCAGAGCTGTAGCTAGATTCGGCGAACTGACGGCAAAGCGAAAGGCAGCTGAAGCTGAGTTAGAAAGACTCAGATCTGAAATGTCCAATAAACTGGAACCGAAGGTCAAGGAATCCGAGAACCCATACAGGGACGTGGACTCAATGGAAAAACTGCAAAACGTGCAGGAAGAAGTTGAGCAGGTTATTGAATGGGCGGAGGATTTAATATTCAACAGTGACGGTTATTCTGCGGATGACTTCATTACCGAGATTGATGGCAAGGAAGTCACCAAGTCCGAAGTGAGGAAGCACCTGCAGTCCGCAAGAAAAGCGGAGAAAAAGTATATCCCAGCCCAAATTAAAGCAATTCAAAGGCGACAAAGCGCTGCATCAATGAAAGAATCGTTGAAGGAGCAAGCTAACGAAGAGCTAAGTTGGATGCAGGATGACAATGAAATAAACCAAAAATACAAACAAATGCTCGAGGACCCAAGACTGTCAAATATTGATGGACTTGACCCCGAGGTAGCTGCTCAAATGCCATATCTTCTAGCGCATGCAGCCAACAGTATGTATGGCAGAAGGACCCTGGCGGAACCCGCAAAGGCCCCAGCCAAAGCCAAATCGTCACGATTAGTTCCACCATCTGGAACTCCTGGATCGGCTAAGTCCGATAAGAAAGTGTCAAACGCCCTAAAAACTATTAAGGCTGCCAGTGCTCAATTCAAACAGTCGGGTAACGCCCGAGATTTCGCTGCCCTAAGAAGGTTGCAAATGGCTTCACGCTAACTAATCAAATCGCTAATCAATAAATAATCATTAAATACAATGTCATTCTCAAATACATTCGATACTACTAACACAGGTTCGGCTGTTTCTAACCGCGAAGACTTGACCGACGTCTTGACTATCCTCGCTCCAGAAGAAACTCCCATCCTTTCATCTGCTAACAAGCAACGCGCATCCGCAACTAATGTTGAGTGGACTGTAGACAGCCTTTCGGCTCCTCAGACTG